CTACTGTTTACTAAGAGTATTCAACTCCTCTATGGCCTGAAGACCAGAAGCATCTACCAAATCAACATTATATCGAACATAGTCATTAAAATTTAATAATGGTTTCCTCGTCTTAGGCTCAAAAGTACAATATTTAGTTCGAATATCAGCTAAAGTAGGAGGTTTAACAATCGCAGAACCACCAAACTGTGTTTGTAAGATATCAAGAGCCTCAATAATCTGATAATTCTGTTTATAATACTCACGCATGCGATCATAATTAAGCACCCCTGTCCACTTATAAATCAACTTAGCAAAACAATAGACACGATAGATCGCATAATACGCTTCAATATTACCGACACATAAATACATTAAAGATAACAACTTAGCCATAAAAGCATCAATTTTATGATTAGCCTTATCAGAATTACCAACTCGGAAAAGCACATCCTTACTAGGTCGATACATTGTTCTAATAACTAATACATATTCATCATCCTCAGAAACTCTTTCATACGTATCACAAATACTATTCTTAAGGAAAGTTATAGACTCAACGTGTTTATCTTGATCTTCAACCCAAAAACCTTGTCGTTTAGTAAAATAAGACCTACCTATAAGAGGACGAACGTATAAATACTTATAAACAAGACCAAATCGCTCAGTCCATTCCTTATAATCAACTGGTGAAATATTAAACAAAATTCTAACTACTTTAGGATAACCTCCTGCATTGTCATCACCTGAAAATGAAGCACATATTAAATCTTCATTAACACATAACTGAAGCAACCAAAACATATTATGATCTTTATACATTTCTAATTTATAATATAAGTATGACTTGAACATAATTTTTTGATAAGTTGTATTCAAATGAGTAGTAGCAAAAGTTCCAGAAAAATTCATACCTAAAACATAGTAAAGAGTATCAGTAGGGGTTAAATACAAAAATTTGTAAGCCAATCGATAGATAGCATCTCCTACCCAAACTTTAGCAAAATTGCCTGATTCACATTTATAATCATACCAAACCGCATAAAACATTCCACAAGCACACAACACTGCATGTAATAAAGTTTGATCATAATTAGAAAAATCCCCTTCCCAATATTCTCGATCTTTTAAAAACGGATACATCTCATACAATGCTCGCAGACGTTCAGGACACTCAAAACCTTCAGTTCCTTTAGCCAGTCTTTCATAAATCTTGTTCATCTGACCTACATGTATTTTAGTTCCAATCTCATATCCATCAAAATTTAAATAATTAAAAAGAGACATAAAAACCCCTAATGACGACGCGAAATGAGTAGCAGGCTCAACAAAAAAAGCTCGAGTTTTCTTAGACATCTTAACAAGTTCATCAAACCCATCACATTCTAAATAAAGATTTAATATCTCCCACTTCCAGGACAAGTAACTGACTGCATTACCTTTAAAAACACTAGTAAACAACTGCCCCTTTAGAGCATGATCAAAAACGACATTTAAAGCTTGCACCAGTAATTCAGCCAGCTCTTTAGCTAAAAATTTCTTCTTAGAAGGGCATTTATCCTTAACTGTAACATTTCCTTTCACATCTTTAACAAGCGTTACACAATCCTTAAAAGGAACATATCCAGTTGACGTATCATATTGTTTAAGATAGTTCTCCATTAACTCAAGATCCGGAATCTCCAATTGAATTTTTTCAACATGTTCATACCTAGCTTCTTTCATCATATTCAAAATAGCACTATAAAGATAAATCTGTGGAACACCATCCAATGTCTTCTTATTTCTACACATTTTTTCCATATTCTCTATATGAGATTGAGAATGAAGACCCGTGACACTAGCATTAGGTATACCACAACGAGCACCGTAACAAATCTTGAATATATTAAGAGGTAATCCTGCTTTCTTATACTGCTTCGTAACCTCAGCTAAGATAATGGGAATTTCAGGTAACATTTTCGGCAGCTCATAAGGATAATCCATTCGAGGTGGAACATTATGCTTAGTTATTTTAGTCATATGTATTGGCTTAAAATCATACAGTCGAATAAACTCTTTACATTCTTTAAAAATAGGAGGACTAAGAGCAAAAACCTGCATATACTTCACACTGATTAACTCTTGAAAACTCATAAGGACATCTTCAAATAGCTCAATTGCATTATTACTTGCAGGTCCAACTGAATTAACAAACCAACTCTGAGACACTCTAAAGGAGTACGTTCCATCTTCATTTAATTCTAAATATCGTTTTACAAATTGAAAAAACTTTTTATCCATATGTTCTAACATTCCAGTTTGCTTCCTATATTCTCGGAGCATTTTCTTAAATTTTTCAAATACCGACGTTTGCTGTTTCCTTGCGAAC